CTCGAACGCGCCGTCCGTCTCATGCCGATGCCACGCGCCGATCTGCTGCTCGGGGATGTAGGTCAGCCCGAGGAGCAGGCCGCTCGTCGAGACGAACCACAGGATCGGCTGCGGTGCCTTCGCGTATGCCATGTCGACGATGTCCTGGTCGTCGAACAGGTGCGCGGATCGGATCGAAAGGTCGCCCGTGATGAACCCGCTCGCCTGCCAGGAATATCCAAGTTCGCGAACGTGGCCGCCGCGCGCAGCGCAGTAAACGACCGTGTTGTTCACAATCTGCGGCTGCACGTTGTTTGCGCCGATGTAGGACTGCGGACGCACCGAGATGGTGGACGGGGTGATCGTGTCGCTGTTGACGGGCGAGATGCGCCACTCGGCCGCGCTGGTCAGCGCGAGCAGCTGCGTCAGCGGGACAAGGTGCCGGATCGTGTTCGCCTCTCGAGCCGCGACTCGGAAGTTGATGCGGTCGGTGTCCTTCGTCGGGAGCGAGTAGGACATGTCGCTCTCGGTTCCGGAGCGCGTCATCCACATCGTCTGCGGCGCGTTGTTGGTGCCGGCGAACACTCGGCGCTGCTCGAAGTAGGTCACCGCTCCGGGGTAGTTGCCGCTCGAGTTGAACACCGTCTCGACGATGGGCGGCGTGATCCCCATGTCCGGAGCGATGTTGTTGTCCTCGAACGTGGTCGACGCGGTCTGCCCAATGTATCCGTAAAGCCCGGTCTGCCGCTTGTACACGTTGTAGCGGATCGCCCCGCTGACAGCTCCCCAGGTGATGGTGTTCTTCGCGCCGGCGGCCGCAAGGTTGTTCACCACGTTGCCAGGTGCGCTTGCCTCGCTCTCGTCGATTCCGTTCGACGCGATGGAGGTGATGACGTAGTAGTTGTCGGAGTCGAGCGTCTTCGCGCCGAGCTGAACGAACCCGTTCGCCGTGTACGCGGCGAATGCGGTCGTATTGACAGGAACGCCCGTGTCGTATGCCTTGACAGAGAACTGCGTCGCAGGGGTATTCGTGTTGACGAGGTAGTAGCCCTTGAGCTGCGTCATCGTCCCGCCGTCGATGTACACGCTGTCGCCGACCGCGAACCCGTGGTTTCCGACCGTGGTCACCACGCCAGGGTTTGCCTGCGTGATGGCGGTGATGTTGAGGGCGTCGCCACGGCTGGCGGTCACGGACGAGATGGTCGGCGCAGGAACGTCAGACGCGAACGAGATCGTCGTGAGCGTCCACTCGGTCGCACCAAGCCGGCGCAGCTCGCGCGGCGCGTAGGACGGGTGAACGAACGTCAGGACGTCCGCGCTTTGCACGTAGTGGATGTCGAACAGGTCGGCCGACGAGTACGGGGACGGGATTTCGTAGATCCCTGCCGGCATCGGATACCAGTAGGTCGAGTTCGGCGGCGCGTTGCCCGTCGTCGCGGCGACGCAGTAGTAGTTGATGCCGCCGCTCGAGACGAGGTCGCCGAGCGTGTATGCGGTCGCAGCGTCGTATGCAGCCGGCGTTCCCGGCCCGAGCGTCGCGCCCTGCGTGTGGAACCGGATGTACTGCTGCCCCAGCTCGATGACCATCGTCTGCGTCGTGCTGTAGGTGAACGCGACGAGGCGCGACTGATAGGAGCTGTTCTTGACCTCGGCGACGTACTTCAGGCCGGGACGGTTCTCGACCGCTCCCTGCGGCAGCGCGATGAAGTTGAGGAGCTTGGACGCACCCGTCTGGAACTTGACGTCGTCGATGCGCCCGAACATCTCCGGGCTGATCTCGCCGCCTGCGAACGAACGGTAGTACGTCTGCGTGCTTGGCATCGGTCAGCGTCCTGAAGTCCAGGGGACGATGTGTTCGACCTTGACGTCGCGCTGGTTCGCGTCGGACGCGCGCGCCTGCTGAAGGTACATCAGCATCATCTGCGCGCACCGCTTCGCCTCGGCCGCGCCCTGGTCGCCCTTGATGACAGGGCCGGCGAGCATGGACGCGAGGTGCCACGACAGCGCCATCGTGAACAGCGGGTCGAACTTGGTCGGGTCGTTGACGAGCGCCTGGTACCGCAGGAGCGCGTTCTCCTGGTCGGTGTACAGAACCTTGTTCCCGAGCGTGTCCGTCTCAATGGAATACCGCTGCGGCACGTACTGCCCAGCGGCAAGCATCGGCGAAAAGTTCGCGTTGTAGTACGGGTATTCCGCCGGCGAGAAGCGCGTCGAGTAGTCGTTCTGCGCCTCGGGCGGAAGCACGGCGACGGCGGTCATCATGTCGCCGGGAACCGCGTATGCGTACTTCCACATGCTGTACGGCATGGTGACCTGCGCGAGCGAAGCTCGGCGCGAGGCGAAGTTCCATGCGTGCATCTGGAGGAGGGTGTCGCGCGCGATGGGGTAGAAGCGCGCGCATTGCTCGGCCTGTGCCGATCCCTCCGGTGGGCTGATGCTGGCGACGGTCGCCTCGTCTCCGAGGTGCGCGAGCGCGAGGTTGCAGATGTCAACGACCGATGCCATGCCGGCCTCCTATCAGGAACAGGAGGGGCGTCGAGGTTTCCCGCCGACGCCCCTCCTGTCAAGTCACAATCCGAGGATCACTCCGATGCTTCGGTCGCGGCGGTCTTTGGCTTTCGCAGCTTGCGAGCAGGCTGCTCTGCCTCTGCCTTCTGCGCGGGGGCATCCAGATACTCGAGGTTCCCGTTGAACGGGCCGTTGTACTGGAACACATCGCCTTCCTTGCGATAGTGGTTGTCCACGAAGCAGACGACCTTTGCCTTGACGTTTGCCATCGGAGTCTCCTATCACGCCACCGAGAAGCCGGAACGGTAGAACTTCCTGCCGTCCTGCACATCCTCGACGATCTGGGCAAGGATGGTGCCGGTCGTCGGGGAGGAGGCGACCGTGTAACGAGCAGCAAGGTACTGCTCGCCGAGGCTGGCGATCCGGGGCGGGATCGCGACAACGAACTGCGAGCCTGCCTTCAAGTCCGCGACGGCAATGGCGCCGGTCGAGCCGATCACGGTCGGGGACGAAAGACCTTCGTTGTCATCCGTCACGACCTGGAGATTGACGCTTCCGGTGCCGCCGAACGCGATGACGACCGTGAACACCATGAACAGGTTCTCACCCATTCCGATGTCGCGAGCGCCGCCGTTGTTGGCAATCGCCGTGGTGACGGTTGCGAGGCTGATGACGTCGGTGGAGTTGGCGTCGGCCGTGATCGGCCCCTGTCCGGTGATGGCCGAACCAGGGTTGTTGGTACCCGACACGACGAGAAGACGATCAGTAATCATGGGAGTGTTCCTTCCTGTCCCCTATCAGGAGACGACGGCTTCGGTGTTGATGATGGCGTCGACCTTGCGGAGCGGCACGCCCTGGAAAGTCAGCCAGCTGTACGGAGTGCCGAACTGCGACAGACCCTCGTTGATCTTGAGGACGTACTGGCTCTTGTCGAGCGCAGCAATCGCAAGACCGCTGTGGACGGTGCGGTTCATGTAGAACGCGGCGCGACCCATCGCCATGTTGGGGATGCGGTACAGGGCGCGGCTCATCAGCTTCATGATGGCCGTCGCAGCGCTGGGAAGCTGCGTCGTTGCCTGCGCCATCAGGTCAACCGTGTTGATGTTGCAGATGCGGACGACGTAGCGCCAATCCTTCACGACCAGACCGTTCTTCCACTGGTAGCGGGTGGCGTAGGCCTGGAGGCGCGTGCCATCGCTGTTGTAGACGGTCTGCTCGCCGAGATCCTCATGCATGAGGCCGGCCGCGCTGCCCTTCGGGAACGGGCAGTAGACGGTGTTGTCGCCCCACACGACGAGGTAGATCGAGGTGTTCGTGGCGGCGTCCGAACCACCGGCAGACAGGATGTTCTGCGAGTTGTTCGGCGAGCCGGCACCGATGTCCGAGTAGCGCGGCGCGAGGCCGAGGAACTGCTTCGGGTCGGTGGCGGGGTTGCCGTAGAACAGGGTGGTCGCCTGCGTCTGGTTCATCGCCTCGAGGAACGCGACGTCCTCGGACAGGCGGAACTGCGCCGTGTTGCCGTTGAGCATCGCGAGATCCTTGTCAACCTCGCTGCGAGCCTCGAGGATGCCGCAAGCCTCGTCGACCTGCGCGGTCACGGACTTGCTGCTCGGGATGCCCTGGTTGAGCGCGCGCCAGTACACGGCCGGGAGGCCGGTGCGGATCACGACGCGGTCGCCGGTCGGGAGGTTGCCCTCCTTGAAGACGCAGTCCTCGAGGATCTCGTTGGTCTGCGAGAGAAGTTCCGCGACGACCGGAACGCGGCCCTCGGGATCGGTGCGCTTCGCCCAATCGGCGAGCGTCAGGTTGTTGGTGGAAAGAGTTGCCATTGCTTGTCCCCTTTCGTGGGATTAGGTGTTGGAGTAAAGAACGTCAGCGAAATCGGAGAAGCCCTTCGGGGCGCCCTTGCCAACGGCAGGTGCGCCGCCGACGAACCGATCCTCGCTGATTGCCTTGCCTGCGCGATACATGAACCGGATCACCTCCGGGTGATCGCCCAGGCCGGACTGATTGAGCAGACTGCGGAGTTCGGCGGTGCCGAACGCATCGAGCGCCTTCTTGGCGACGCCGAGGTTCTCGGAGAGCTTGTCGCCCCCGAACTCCTTGTCGCCTTTGGAGTTGGTCACCCACTCCGCTCGAACGGCCTCGATCTGCGCCTGCTGACGCTGGGCCATCTTGGGGGCCATAGCGTCAAGGACGCGCTGCGCGGCTTCCTGCGACAGGTTCAGCTCTTTGGCAACCGTGCTATACGCCTCCATGACCTCGGGGTCGAACGCTCGACCTTCCTCGGCCTTGAACTCGTACTTGTCCGGCGCGCCCTGCGGCTTGGTGTCCGCAGCCGGCGCGTCGGTTTTCGCATCGGTCGCCTCGGCTTTGCTCGCAGCGGCCGCGTCTGCGGCTTGCGAGTCCTGGGTCGTGGTCGCCTTCTGCTCACCCCCGTACAGCTTCTCGGCCGTCGCCGCGACGCCGGACGGGGACTCTGATGCAGGAGCGGCTTGTGTGGTGGTTTCAGCCGTTTCCATCATCATTGGTTCGCTCATCGGTCTGTTCCTTCATCATGGTCGGGTAATGCTCGGGGCAGCAACCGTGGACGATTGCCAGCATCCGAAGTCCCGAGTTCCGTGCGCCTTCCGAGAACGCCATCGTCATCGCGTTGGTGTTGAACGATGACCGGAACACGCCTGCCTGGTCGAGCATGCGCCAGACGATCCGCCTGCCGCGCCTGCTCGCCATGAGCCACTTGACGTCCGATTCCTCGGCCTCCCTCGCCAACCTGTCGCGCAGCTCGCGGTTCTGCTTGTCGCGCTCCTGCCCACGCAGGTCGAGAGGGTCGTACTGGCTCACGGCCGAAAGATATCTGTGCGTCTATTTCTTACGGTTCCCGTTACGCGCCGTTGATCTTGAGCTTCCACGCCTCGAGCGTGAGGAACTCGTTCGCGGTCGCGAACTGCCCGACGAGCGAGAACGTCTGCGCGACGCCGAACCCGCCGGTCGGGGTCATGGTGACGTTCGCGCCGGTCGCAGTCCCGTGTCCTGGCGCGGCGAGCGCGTTCGAGAGCAGGGTCGTGGCGGTGTTGGCGCAGGCCTTCTTCTCGACGCAGAGGCTCTGGTTCGATCCGGCGACCGCCAGCGTAAACCACGCGGCATCGCCGACGAGGATCTTGCAGGTCTTGTTGTTGGCGCTTCCGGTCATCCCGAACAGGGCGTCGACCTCGAGCGCCATGCCGAGCTTGATCGCGTTCGCCGGGATGGTCGCCGACGCGATAGTGATGTCGGTGCCAACGACCGACACGGTCGGGGTGCCGAGGCCGGCAACGAACGGGTAGTTGATGGTGATCTTCTTGGTATCCGCGCTGACGTCGGTGACGGTGTACAGGCCGTTGACACCAGTACCGCTAGCCCAGGTGACGCGAACGAGCTTGTTCTGCGCGACGGCGTTGGAAAGGCCATGCACGCCGGCGCTCACAAGACGGACGCTGCCGCTGCTGTCCTCGTAGGTCGGGTTGGTGAAAGTCGTTGCAGGGGCAACGATTGACACCGCAGTCGTCGCGCCGAGGTAGGTCGGCTCGTTCCGCATGATCGGGAAGTACAGCTCGCTGCCGTCATCGTCCTTGATGCCGACGACGTCGTTGGTCGTGCTGTCGTAGAGAAAGTTCGTACCGGACTTCATGTAAGGCATGGTTGTTCCTTCGTTTAGAGTTCGACCCCGGACGGCGAGCCGTACCCGGAGAACATGTTCATCACATCGGTCAGGGCGTTCTGATTCCCGGTCGGGGCGGCCGCCATGTTGCGGACGGTCTTCGACTGCTGCTCCATCGCGGCGGCCTGCTCCTTCGCGGCCATCGCCTGGTTGCGAGCCTGCCGCAGCACGGCGACCTCCTTGTCGGCGATGATGAGCGACGGGTCGACGCCGAGCATGTCGGCGTAGATGTCAGCCCATTGGTCGCTGTCGAACTTGTCAAGGATGTCTGGCTTCATCTGCGCGATGGAGCCGAGGTTCCCGACAAAGCGGTCGACGGCGTTTGTGCCGATGGCGCGCTGCGCCTGCGCGAGCATTGACACGAACTCGACGTTCAAGTCCATGCCCTGCAATTCCTCGGGTGCCGGCGGCAGCATGCCGCTCTGCACCATGCGCGTGAACGTGATGTCAATGAGCGGGTCGAGCAGCTCGTTGTGCAGGCGCTCGAGGACGGGGCCGAGCATGAGGAGCTTCTCCTCATGGCGCTCGGCGACCTCGGTCGCGGTCATGCGGGTGTTGGGCTGCGTCGCCAGCATCAGGAACAGGTCGGCGTAGAACGCGCCACGGACGCGCTCGCGGACGTCCTGAATGTCCTGGAGCAGGTAGTTCAGGTTGAGGTTCACCTCGAACGCGCTGCGGATTCCCTGCGACGCGCCGTCGACGAACGTGATCCCGCCGGGGAGCGTGTCGACGTCCCGGTTCTTCATGCCGGCCGACACCTGGAGCGGCGGCTTGGTCTGGTAGTCGATTGCCTGCGCCTTGCGGAGCTGCTCATGCTGGAGCTGCTTGATGTCGCCGAGCGCCTCCATGCCGGGGCTGTTGCCGTAGATGTCGCCGCCGACCACCGACCAGCGGGGGCAGACGGCGGGGAACTGCATGAACCCGCTCTCGCGCAGGAACACGCCGTCCTCGCCGCCGACCTCGAAGTACCACGAACCGAACGGCATGTTCTTGCCGTCGCGCTTTGACATGTCGCGGTCGGTGCGAGGCTCAATGGCGTGAATGACCGGAACCCATTGGTCGAGGTTGCCCGTGCGGTACATGTTCTGCACCGACACGCTGCACTTCTCGAGGCCGAACTCCTTGACGATCTGCGAGACGGTCATCTCGAACTCGCGGTACAGGGTGCAGACTCGCCCCTGCGCGTCGGTCGAGATGCAGTATTCGCCCGTCGTGAGCGGGTAGTGGTGGATGACCTGCTCGAAGTCGGGCAGCACGATGCTCGCGCCCGTGCCGAACGCGCCGAGTTCCTCGTACATCAGGTGCAGCGAGCGGTAGGTGTTCGACTTCTGGAACACGCGCTGCATGCGCTTGGTGACGTCGTCGAGCCAGAGCTTGACGGGCTGGTACGAGTTCAGCTCCGGGTCGGGCGTCGCGAGCCGGAACCATTGCCGCGCCGGCGAGGTCGCGCCGGACATCAGCCCTGCGCCGAGGGTGCGGAGCGCGCGCGTCCCGGTGTTGTCATAGATCGCGTTGTGGCGACGCCATCCCTTGTCGCGATCCTGGCGGAAGTAGCGCCCGTTGCGCGGGAGCAGGTAGGAGGTGATCTCCTGCCAATGCGCGAGCCACGAAGCGCGCTCGCTCTTGAGCTGGCCCCACCGGGTGAACAGCCGATCCCGCGTGGGAGCATCGGGATACGAGGAGTTGTCTCCGGTGTACTGGCTCATATATCAGCCTCCGAGGAGCGACGAGCGCCCGAGCTGGAGATCCTGCGGGTTCACGCCCATCGGCCCGGTGAGCATGGTGCTGGCGGGGCCGCCTGCTCCGCCCTCGGCAGCGCCTTCCATGATGCCGGCGATGTTGGGCTGACGGCGGTTGGCGGCGGCCATCGCCATCTCGGACTGCCGCTGCTGGCTGCGCGCCTGCGCGGCCTGCTCGGTCTGCGCCTGCTGCTGCTTCTTCATGGCCTTCTCCTGCGCGGCGGCACCGCGTTCGCCGGCGTAGATGCCGTAGCCGAGGCCAGCAGCGCCTGCGGCAGCGCCCGTGACGGCGGCTCCGACCGTAGCGGCGGTAGCGGCTGCTGCCGCGCCTGCGGTTCCGCCGGCGGCGATTGCGCCCGACGTACCGAGAAGTCCTGCTCCGAGTGCCGTGAAGAATGGCATGTCAAACTCCCTTGATGTAGGTGCGCTCGGCCTTCTCGTAGCCGAACTTGGTGAGCATGCGACCGACCCGGTCGTTGACCTCGAGGTCGGACATGCAGATGACGGACGCGCCGTTCTCGCGCGCCCAGGTTTCGTATGCGGTGACCAGGCGGATCGCGGCGCTCGAGCCGCGCGCCTCCTCGTCGACCCACCATGCAAGTTCATGCGCCATCGTGACCTGCGGCGCGAGCCACGTGGGGACGAGGATGCAGGCGAGCATGCCGACCGCCTTGCCGTCTATGCACGCGAGCAGCACGGTCGCCGACTCGACGAGCCACGCAGAACGCTCGCGCACCTGTTCGTCCGTGAGCGGCGTGTGCCGCGACTGCGGCGCGAACTGGAGGAATCGGCGTCCCATTGCTGCCACGGCCTCGATGTCGTCGGACGTTGCCTTGCGAACGAGCATGACTCTATTCCTCCATGATGCGATTACGGTTCCCGTTCGTATGGGTCGTAGTCGCTGCCGCGCTTCGTGATGCGGTCGCGCACCTCGCGCGGGAGCTGCTTGCTGACGGCGAACGAGAACGTGAGCGCGAGCGCGTCGGCGATGTCGGGCGAGCCGCCGCCTTGCAAGCGCTTCTTGATCTCGTCCTTCGACTCGAGGACGCGGCGTCCGACCGTGTCGTAGGAGTAGGTCGGCGTCGACAGCTCAACCTTCAGCGTCGACTCGTCTGGGATCGAGCCGCCGGCCTCGAGCCATTCCTTGACAGCCCACCACATCTCGGTTCGCTTGTTGACGAACAGGTTCGGGTACGTCGCCTTGCCGCCGAACGCGACCTCGGTGACGTCGTAGCCGAGCTGCCGAAGGCGGTCGATCACGCCGGCACCAGCGCCTGCGTCGATGAACACAGCGTCGGGGTCGCGATCCTCGATGACGTTGGCAACCAGGCTCGCGAGGCTCATGTTGTCAATGCCGTGGCGGATGATCGGCTCCTCGGCGCGCAGCCCCTGCCGCAGCATGATGACGCTTCGGTCGTCGCCGAACCGGGCCGGATCGACGCCGATCACCAGCGGGGAGTCGATGACGTCTCCGTCCGGGTACTCGCGCTCGGAGGCGGCCTCGGCGTCGGCGAGCGAGATGAGCTGGTCGTCGCCTGCCGCGCTGAAGTCGCACAGAAACTCGCGGGAGAACGCCTCGGGTGACATGTCGCGCTTCAGGCGAGCGACCTCGTCGGGATCGAGCGCGTCGGTGTCGTTGACGGTATACCGCTTCGCAACCCAGTCCTCAAGGTTCCCGGCCTTGTAGTACAGCTCGGCGAACAGGTTCATACCAGCGGGTGTGCCGATGAACAGCGCCCACCCCTTGCGGTCGGCGAGCGCCGGCTGCACGATCTCCGTCCATACCTCGGGCTTGATCTGGGCGACCTCGTCAATGACCGCACCGTCGAGGCGGATGCCGCGCAGGGCGTCGGGGTTGTCGCCGCCAAACAGGCGGATCGTCGCGCCGTTGTGCTTGAACGTCACGGCGAGATCGACCTCGTTGACATCGACTGCCCCGGTCGCGCGCAGGGGGCCGAGCTTGTCCTTCAGTCGCGCCCACGCGATGGCCTTCGCCTGCTTCAGGAACGGCGCGACGTACACGAAGAATCCTAGTTCCCGGCTGCACTTGACAGCGCGGTTAATGAGTTCCATGATCGCCAGCTCGGTCTTGCCGGCGCGGCGGTGCAGCACCAGGACGGTGAACCGCCGCTTCAGGAGGTGGCACTCGCGCTGCCACGCTCGAGGCGCATACGTGAGTTCAATGTCCGTCTTCGGCATCGGGGACGTTGGTCTTCAGGACGATGCTGACGCCGCCGGCGTGGTCGACGCCGACCCGGTCGCCGTACTTGCGCGGGTTCCACTTCGCGAGCAGCTTCAGGCGCGTCTCGATCTGGAGCTTGCGCCATTGCACCTCGACGGCATCGCGTGGCGGGGTGTCCGACAGCACCTGGCATTGCTCGGCTAGCGCGTCGTGTCCATCCTCGCGCGCGCGCGCGATGCGTCTGTCGGTTTCCTTGTCCTCCTCAAGCCACTCGTAAACCGTCTGCCAAGCAGGCTTTCCTTCCTGCCTGCACCACTCGCGCAGGGGCTTGCCTTCCCCGATCCACGCGACGAGATCGTCAAGCAGTCGTGTTCGGTCTTCCCTGCTCCACGCGCTTCCAGGCTTTGGGGGTTGCTGCCCTGCGCTGGTAGCGGCAGATTTTCTTGACGGTTTCAACGTGGAGTCCGAACTGCCTTGCGAGGCGTCGGTACCCGATGCCGTGGTCTTCGTGGAGTTCGCGGATGGCGTTGACGGTTTCGTCCGTGATCGTGGCATTGTGGTGTCCCTCCCCGATTCGTCTGCCGTTCTCGTTCACGGCGACCATCTTGGTTTGCCCAGCAGGGGGGCTAGAAGGCATCAGGATCGCTTCCGTGCCTGCCGGCGGGTGTCGGCACGGTTGAACTCTCGGGCGACCTTCTGGGAGATTCCCGCGCGCTTGGCGAAGGCGGCGTTGTGAGCGGCCGCTGCCATGAACTTTCGCTGCTTTGGGGTCTTGCTTGGCAATGGTGTCAATTCCTGCGCTGGAGGACGAGGTCGAATCCGGCGGCGTTGGCGATTGTCAACACCGAGTCGAACGCTGGCTTTCGGCGACCGATGACCGTGCCGGGTGACCCGAGCAGGCATCGGACGGTGTGTGCGCGGAGGAGGCCGGCGGCCTCGAGCTGACGGGCGAGTCCGCTGCGGGTCATGCCCTGGGAGGCGACCTCCTCGGTGACCGCCGTCTTGAAATCGTCATACGAACGGATATGCATATGCGGGAGCATATCAGTCCGGGTCAACGAGCTGCCCGAAATCTTCGCTCGTTGCCGCCCATACCACGCGAGCGGTGCCTGGGCCGAGGAAGTTCTGCTCAATGTTGTCCGTCACGAACGCCCGTGCATCGGGCATTGACATGTTCTCGTCGTCGCGCAGACGGGCGGCGATCATGTCCCCGCTGTAGACGGCGACCGGGACACCCTGCTCGTCGTTGGGGTGCGGGAACATCTTGCCGAGCAGGCAGTCGTCGAGGCCGGCGAGGAGGATGGATGCCGGCTGCTTTCGTCGACGCTTGCCCATGCACCGTAGTTTACCGAGCGGTCGTTGCGTACTAGAGATTTCCGCAGATCGCTGCTGCGTCGCTGCGCTGCGCCTACGGCTCCGCGCCGCAGCAGCTCGCGCATATCAGCCATATGGGCGGAGTTGGAAGGTCGTACCCGCCGGGGGTTGCAATTCAGTCTGCACGGTGAACGCAGAGGGAGTGACCCCGCGAGGGGGCCACATCGACCAGCCCACACGGAGCCACGCTTTCGGTCGAGCCACGAATTTCACCATTTCGCTGGAGGACTGCCAGCCGCTGCCTTCGTGGGGGAGCGCGCCCTTTCGGGCGGCGCAGGTTAGGGTCACGCCCTGCGTCTACATCCATGATCCCCTACCGCGCCGGGATCCGCTTGCGGCATTGTTGCTCCTGGGAGCAGGTTCGGTACAATGCAACCGCGATGGTCTAGCAGCCAGCATCATAGCGACCCCCGCTCGTGATGCAACCGCAAAGTAGCGCAGGCTTCGGCTTGCGCTTCTTTGTTGGCGGGGTATAGTCCTCGCCGGCGCGTCGGCGAGATGCCCAGGATCGTTTCCTGTTCGCCGCGCGCCGCTACGGGTAGCCACGGACGGCTCCCACCTTTGCCCCCGGATGCGCCCCGCAGGATCGCAAGATTCGCGGGGCGTTCTTTCTATGCGCGTGACACTCACGGAAACCGAGGCGCGGATATGCAAGTGGCTTGCGGAGCAGCGGTTCGCCACGGCGCGCGCCGCCGGCGTGAAGGACGCGCAGCTCGGGCCGCAGGCGAGCGCGCAGACGGATCTCGACGGCATTGCCGGCGAGTTCGCGTTCTGCAAGGCGGTCAACGTCTGGCCCGACATGACCATCGGTGCAAGGCGCGGAGGCCACGACGCGATCCTCAACGGGCTGACGGTCGACGTCAAGACGACGCGCGTCGAGAGCGGACATCTGCTTGCCACGCTCGGGAAGGCGTCGACAGCCAGCGACATCTACGTGCTGGTCGTCGGGACGATCCCGTCGTTCCGCATCGCGGGATGGGCGACCGCGCATCGGCTGCTTCGCGCCGAGAACGTCAAGGACTTCGGGCATGGTCGCGGCTACGCGCTCGGGCAGCGCGACCTTCGACCGTTCGAGCAGCTACGGAAGTGCTGCACTTGTGAGGATCTGTAGCACTTTCGCTCCATCGGGCGAGGTTGCATCACGCATGCAACACGGTGCAACATGGGACACAGCGGCGCTTCGCACCGCCTGTCCCCGGCGAAAGGTTGTTGCTACCCCAACGGGTGATCGTCGCGCCGGCGTACCTCGCGGCCTTCAGGGCGCGCCCGTGCGGGTGGTTGGCGTCGACTGCCGCAGACCCGCGTCCTCGCGAGCGTAGTATACGCGCACGATGCCACGCCATGCTGCTCTTCCGTATCACCTGTATGTCAACGTCTGCAACTCGGCGCTCGGGCCGAACATGCCGAAGGGCGTGACGCGCGGCATCTGGCACGCTGCGTACTGCCGGCCGGGACAGGCGATGCTCGCGCACGTGCTGCTCGAGAGCGGCGCGAACTGGTGCGGCGTGCCGCTGCATCTGATGTCCACCTTGACGACGTTCGGCAACGGCATCGACTCGCTCCAGCCTTGGGGCGGCATGGGCGAACACCTCGAGGTCGTGCATCTGCCGTACCTCGAGGGGCTGTTGTGCATGGGCGTGAACCGCAACGACGGATTCACCGGCCGGCACACCGGACTGACGTTCGACTGGTCGGACGGGTTCAGCCGCTACCCGCAAGAACACAAGCCGCTGAACCTCATTGAGCGCGGCGACGGGCAGTTCATGCTGCTCCCAAACAACCACGTGCAGTACCTCGACAGGCACTTCACGAAGTTCTCGAAGGGTTCCGAGGACTTCAGGCACTACCGCCGTGGTGAAGAGGTCTACTGGCTCGACTGACGCCTGTATCCCAGACGCCACAGCAGTCGCGACAGGTCGTTCGCGAGGTCGGTGACGGCCTTCTCGTCCAGCTCCTGCCGGCAGGCGTGTATGGCTTCATGGAGCGTGGTGTCCAACCGCTCCTCCTCGCTCTGCCATGTCGCGACGCGCAGCACGCGACCGGCGGCACGGCCCGGATCGACCATGTCGCCGAAGTCGTGCAGGTTCGGGCTGAACCGCAGAGTCCAGTACTTGCCGCCGAGTCGGACGCGCATGGTCGGCTCACTTGAAGCCGCGACGCATGGCCGCGAACGCGGCGGGGCTGACGGTGGACTTGGACTTCGACCTGCTGGTGCCGGCCTTGCGCCGTGCGTTGATGTTCGCGTACAGACCGCGCTTCGCTGCTTTCTTCGCCATGATGGTCATCCTCTCGAGGTCTTGCCGCTGCACTTCCACTTCGCGCGTGACAGTCGCAGCGGACTGTTGGGGTTCTTCGCCGCAGCCGGGTGCGACTTCATCTGCGCGAAGCTGCGCGCGCAGTAGGCGTCGCCCTTCGCGGTTCCGGGCTTGATGCGGTCGCCGCCGCCCTTCGCCTTGCCGGCCTGTCCGTAGGAAACCTTGCGCGTGCGTCCCGTCTCCGGGTTCCGCACGACCTTGACGAATCGCTTGCCCTTTGCTGGCGTCGGCATGTCTGTCCTTCTGAAACGGCTAGTGTGCGTCCATGATGTCCCACGCGATGCGCGGGTGACCTCGAGAGCGACCGCCGTGCTGGTCGTTCTCCGTCTCCCATCGTATGAACAACCGCACCCACTTCGCGCGCAGGCTCGTCGGCCCCGGCCCCTTCTCGACGATCCACCCGCCCGAGCCGTCGCCCCAATCCTGCTTGTAGGTGCCGCAGCGGACGAAGTCACAATGCCGATTGCGGATCTCGTACACGCCGTTGCGAGTCTCGAGGTACTCGCGAGCGACGCCGACGATGTTCGAGTGGTGGTTGTGGCCGACCGCGATGCAGTCGACGCCCTCGAGCCACGACATCATTCGCCGGCTGTCAAGGACGCCCATCGACATCGGTGCGCCGCCGCCCGAACCGTGGTGGTATCGCATCGTCCAGGTGAGCTTGCAGTTGTTGACGCCGACGCGCAGCTTGAACCAGCCGCCGTAACCGCCGGCACCGATCTGCGAGAGCGGGTTGCGCGACTTGATGGCGCGGACGAGGTTCGTGGTCGGGCAGGTTTCGTGGTGCTTCAGCCACGCGGATTCGTGATTGCCCTGCCCCATGAACGCCCAGTTCTGCGCGTATGGCGCGTAGCGTTCGGCCGTCTCGTTGATGACGGCGTCGAAGTAAGCGGCGGCAGCGTGGCTTGAGCGGAGCTGCGACTTGCATTGCCGGCGGTCGCTCGCGCCCTGCATCAGGTCGAGGCAGTCGCCCAGGTCGCAGATGATCGCGCCGCGCTCGACGGCCTCGCGCAGGTGCTTCTCCTCAAGGTCGCGGTCGCACTTCTTGTTGTCCGTGTGGGCATCGCTTCGGAGCAACAGGTATTGCTCCCACGACCGGAAGTTGTCGCCGACGCAGTCGACGATATGGATGTTCTTCCCGTGGTGGGTGACCGTCCACGATGGCGCGGCGACCGTGCCGGCAGTCGGCTTCGCGCGGCGCAGGGGCTTGCTGGTCTTGCCCACGCGCCGACCCTACCACGACTTGCGGCCATTCCGAGATTCGGAAAAAAATCTTCCAGATTCCTCAAGTTCTGCCACTTGACAGCCGATATACGACTGCATAACTTGCCCCTGTCAATGAACGGCACGTTGCCCGACATTGACGGACAGCAGAGGAGACAGCCATGCAGGTGATGACCGTCAACCGTGGACTCGAGAACCCCGTGATCCGCAACCGACACCGCGACGTCCTGCTCACCGCCGCCGAGCAGCTCGCCACGCCGTCCGCGAGCCGCCTGGTTCGCGCGCATCAGGCGTTCAACCACGCCGACTACGACAACACGCCGGCGTTCGACGCCGTCGTCGAGGAACTCGCGCAGGCCGAGGACGCATTCCTCGCGCTGCATGGCGGAACGGAGGTGCGCCTGTGAAGTCGGACACCGCCGTCACCATCGACCGCATCTTCGAGATGGTCACCGTCCTGCACGCCAAGCCGCTCACGCGCGCCGACCTCGCTCGTCGCTGGAACATCACGCCGAGGCAGGTGTCGAACATCGTTCTCCGCGCACGTGATTGGTGCAACGTGCAGATCGAACACGAACCCGGAATCGGGTATCGCGTCGTGAACCCCGGCATCCTCAACCCAAGGGCGGTGCGCCGATGAATCTGTTCGACGCAGCAGAATCGGAACGGCGCAAGGAGCAGGGCATGGCGCTCGCCGCCGACAATCGCGAGGCGATCCTCGAGGTCGCACGCGAGCGCGCGCGGTTCGTCGCCCGTGAGCGTGGCGAGGTGTCAATGGACGACGTCGCGGCCGCACTCGTCGTGAACGGGTACGACCCGGCCGAACTCGGCAACGCCGCCGGGAGCGTGTTCCGTGGCCGCGAGTGGGTGTGGACGGGGCGATTCGTCAAGAGCGCGCGCGTCGCCAGCCACTCGAACCTTCTCCGAGTCTGGAGGCTCGCATGAGCGACCGCATCATCAACATCGAGCAGACGCTCGACGTCTTCAGTTCTGATGTCGGCAACGACATCGCCGACTACGTCGCATCAAACGACATGACGCTCACCGTGTCGGCGCGTTGGATCGAGGAGGAGTACGAGCTGCACTCGACCTGGGGAAGCCTCACCAAGCTGCGTCGCTACCGCCTGTCGGATTGGACGATCCTGTCCGTGAACCTGAACGGCGTACCGCTCACCAACGACAACATGCCGAGCGAGTTCCCGATGCAGGCGGTGATCCAGGCGATGGACGGCAAGCCCGTCCGCGAGCAGCTTGAGTCGCTCGGGCCGAAGGCGAGGCGCAAGTGAGATACCTATCTGTTTGCTCCGGCATCGAGGCCGCGAGCGTTGCGTGGCACCATCTTGGATGGACGCCTGTTGGCTTCAGCGAGATTGAGCCGTTCCCGGCAGCGGTGCTGGCGCACCGCTTTCCCAACGTCCCGAACTTCGGAGACATGACCAAGTATGAGCAATGGCCCCTTCAACCCGGATCAATTGATGTTCTCGTGGGCGGAACTCCCTGCCAGTCCTTCAGCGTCGCAGGACTGCGAAAGGGACTCGAAGACCCTCGCGGGAACCTCATGCTCACCTACCTGGCAATCGCTGCTCGGCTCCGACCTCGGTGGATTGTCTGGGAAAATGTCCCCGGTGTTCTGTCCTCGAACGGAGGAGGGGACTTTGGCACCTTCCTCGGGGCGCTGGGCGAACTCGGGTATGGGTTCGCCTACCGAGTGCTGGACGCTCAATACGTGCGAGTGGGGCGATGGCCCCGAGCCGTCCCGCAGCGCAGGCGGCGAGTGTTCGTCGTTGGTCGCCTCCTTGAGCGAGGTACTGGAGACGGGGCCGCTGCCGCCCAGGTTCTCGCTCTCGAAGAAGGCCTGCGAAGGCATCTTGAGGCGCAGTCAAAGAAGGGCAAAAGTTCTACCTCCGATGCTGAAGGCGGCACTCGAAGCGGTTGCTGGTGGGACGGAAGCGACTGCGCCGGGACGCTGACGAAGCAAAACGCAGGCGGCGGTCAGCGGATGCCGGACAAGGACAATCTCGGGGCGGTATTGCAGCCGACCGTTTATCGCCGGCAGAACGACGCGCTTGGCTTGCAGCAGGACGATGCCGTGGCAGCTCTTCGCGCATCGGCAGGAAGCTCCGGATTCCATGAGATGAATCACCCGGTGATAGCCCAGCCCGTGGCATTCCGTAAGTCAAAGCGAGCGCAAAGCGTGACCGATGACGAGTCGTGGATTCGTGCTGAACAGGCCAACACGCTGAACTCGTTTGATACGGGCGAACGGGACACGCACGCCGTGGCGTTCAACTTTCAGGGCGGTTCGCAGCAAGACCAGATTCTCACCGGGAACTCTGTTTCGCCAGCTTTAGCTCACGCATCCAACTCACACGGTGGACATCACCAACCAAAGTTATTTCAGCAGGTGGCGCATGCCATGACCGTGCGCCGACTCACGCCCGTCGAGTGCGAGCGGCTCCAGGGATTCCCGGACAACTGGACGGCGATCCCGTGGCGAAAAAAGCCTGCCGAGGAATGCCCGGACGGGCCGCGATACAAGGCGCTCGGAAACAGCATGGCCTGCAACTGCATGGCATGGATCGGCGAGCGAATCGCCGCATACGAACAACGGGGTCGCGTTGACCCCACCCCCGCCGGAACAGCCGGAATTGCGCCGGCGGGGGACTTGAACCACGAAGGAGATCGTCATGGATGACACGACCAGCGGACAGGGATTTCTCGCCATCAAATTGCGGAAGGACGAGGACTGCATCCTCACGGGCGCGGACGGGAGGCGCATCGCCGTATTCACGCTCAACGCAAAGGAGGCGCGCGGCGCGCGAATCATCGTCCGCGCCGGCAAGGACGTCCGCGTCTCGCGAGAGAGGAGCGACCTCCGTGATGGCCCCCGCTGACCAAACGTACTGGTACGAGACGGTCATCAACGAGCGGAACCTGCGGCTGTCGGAGCTGCGCGGACGGCTCCGCTCGATGCGCGTCCATGTCCCGAACCTCAAGCGCCTTGCCTCCTCGCTGGAGGAGGGGACGGAGATCGACCGCCGGCTCGCGGTCAGGATCGTCAACGACACCATCAGAGCCATCGAAAGGGAAGTTGAGTGACCAAGATCAAGCAGGAGACGGTCGACGCCATCCGCGCGGAGTTCGCGGCAGGCTCGACCCAGGCGGCCATCGCCCGTAAGTACGGCGTATCACCGGCGGCTGTGTGCCGCATCGTCAACGGCTCGCGCCACAAGAACA